GGTAACCGGATGTCAAAGGAAAACAAAGTCACTTACTTCCAGCCTAACGAGGCTGCGCCACATGTAACTGTGGACAACGTCGAGCACGTAACACATGCCGTCGTTAAAGGCGTCGTGAACGCCTACCTATGGGAACGTATGCACACAAGTGGAATGATCCCATTTGTGAACATCAAAGGATCTCTCCCATCAGGAGACATAGTGGTGAATTGGTTCCCTGCCGCAGAGGCGGCAGAGTTAGAGAACCAATTCTGGAACTCTGATGAGCCCCAAGCAGTCTCCCTACGAGATTGCGATCGCCTTCAACACGACTTCAACCGCAAAGCTTTGGCTATGTTTCGTGTAGCTAAAGCTCGCAGTACGAAGGAAGGAATGGCGCTGTATCTAGAGTGGGAAAGAAAGCGTCTTGCAGATGGATGTTAAATGAGTGCAGCCTCTGGTCCGCGTCGGGGAGATCTCTGCTCAGGCAGGGGTCTCGCCGCACCGGCAGCGGCTGCACTCGGACCCTGGCTTCCTGTTGCCATTAGCCCGCGAACCGTGTCATACAGCTCGGCGTTGTAGTTCTTCAGATGAGCGAGAGCTGGAGACCTCTCAATTTCGGGTAGTGTGACCACACGGTCTGCAATCTGACGAGCAGCATACAGAACGTCCACATTCTGAGCTCCTGCTATGTCCTCGTTCGTTGTGCCTGGAGAGAACTTCTGCACACTCCGTAACGATAGAGGAGACTGCAATTCCTTCGGAGGCTCCAACAACTCAGGATGTCGCGGACTTGGGGTCATGGCTGGTGATGATGGAGAAAGCTCTCTCCCTTGTTGCATATCCATTTGGTCCTGCATGCCCGAACGCTGCATCTCTGCCTGCGTGGCCATTTGCTCTTTCATCTGCTCGTTCTGCAGAACCATTTGATCTTTCATCTGCTTGAGCTGCACTTTACTCTGCCATTTCGAGGAGGCCATCTGTGCCTCACCCTCGACATCGGCTTCAAGGATTCGCTTCTTCCTTGTGGCATCTACACGACGCACAGCCTCCTGCTCCATGATCTTATCTTCCTTAGCAGAGTCAAAGTCAGCATCGGCAAGAAGTGATTCGTCAGATAGCTTGTTAGCTTGGTTAAGCTGAAACAGGTACGCCTTACGCTGGAGATCGTCTGCCATCTTAAACGGCTTGTACCGTACAGAGATGGGAGCCCAGCCTAAGTAAGCAGAGGTCCTTTGAATAACCCAACGAAGCATTCCCAGATGATCTGAAAGATAACCAAGGAATGTGTTCTCCAACATACGCAAAGATACGTTAGAGCCAGAGTATGAGATGCCGCCAAATATCAACTCTGTAGGCACACCCATACCCGCCACAATGTGCTCAGACCATACACGGATTTCCTGAGACAGGAGCATAGCCCTGCCGTCACCACCGATGGTCTGGTTACCAACGGGCAAAGGCAAGATTGGGATATAGTTGTTGTCGCTTCGCCAACGTCGGATCTCACTACTGATCTGCTCTTTCCAGTCAGAAAGGTTTACTGAGGTGTAAGGGTCGCTAGTCGCTGAACCTGCCTGTGGGAATATGATCCTAAGAGGAACGATGTGCTCAAGAGCAATAGCTTCCTGAGCCTTCCTAAGAATCTGCAGGTAGAAGGTGTCCTTCAATACCGGCAAGATCATGGGAGTGCCCCAGCCTCGATCTTTACCCGCTAACGTTGGACGCTTGAAGTGGAAGATGTTGTCCTTACTAAAGACCACAGCTTTCTTTTGCTTCAACGCCTCAACGAACATTTGAGGTACCGTCTCGACCACTGACTTCTTGCCGATGATCAAGTCGTTACGAAGCTGTGTGGGGATCGCATAGTAATACTCGTAGTCACCTGTGACTTCGTTGTACTTAATGTCGATGTCTTCCGGGTTCCATCGGATAAGACGTATATCCCTAGGAGCGCGAATGTAGTGATCTCGCACCTTGGCAGGACCATTCGTTCCACACTTCGGACAGTTCCAATGAAACTCGAAGTTCATGAAACGATACTCAGCATCCGCTGCAGTCTTCTCGTGCTTACACGAGACACACTTCAGCATCTTCACGAACGGATAGAAGATACTGACCAAGGCGTTGCCATAGGTGTAGTAATCCAGACCCACTTCGATCTGAAAAGAGCGGTACTTCAGCTGCTCGAGTAAGAACTTCTTCCAAGTGTCTTTCAGATCCATCTGCTCTGTATCAAACAGAACGTCAGTGACTGGGTACTCCGACATCTTGGATACGACCGCATTGATCAACGGGTTAACCAAGAAGTAATAGCGACACCACCGGAACATCTGCTTAACCGTGGCAGGCAGATACGTCTGTCCGATGTCGAAGAAGGGACTTGGGTAAGACATCCCAGCTTGGCCGCCACCACGACCTTGAGTACGCGAAAAACGGGCAGGACCTTCACCAGCACCCATACCAAAGCCAGACATTATGTCGCCTCCCGAGCAGTACGTGACGCAGGTTTGTGTTGTCCAGGCAAGAGGCGATCGACACCCTTGCCGACCTTTCCAGCTAAACTACCTGCTGCGGTACCTGCAATCATGCCAGGTACAAAACCAGCAGGTCCTAACAAGTATCCAGCGGAACCTCCAACCGAGCGCAATACACGTTCAGCTTTACCCGGACCACCTGCCTCAGAAGGCACCACCGCCTGGTGTGCTGCATCGGCAGCACTCAAACCTATGAAAGCTTTACCGAGTGTGTCCTGCTTCTTCCACGTGTTCTTGATCATGTCCTTAGGACTCCTCACGAGCCCCTTAACTGCGCCCGGTAGGTTTTCGTAACCTTTTTGGAACGACTCTCGAGCAATGGGAGTGCTGCCTTTAGCCAGCAGTCCGATCCTCTCAGCACTCGCCATGTCAGGTGCCCCCCGTCCAGTGACACCGTAGTACTGCCTCTTGCCAAAGTTGGATAGGCTCTTAGAAGCCTCTTGCCTACCAGCACCTGTGAGCAGCTTGCTGCCAGCACCAGCACCCGCGCCAAGCAAAGCACCACGCATGATGCGCTTACCTTTGGGGGCATCTGGGTCCCCAGTTCTTGCCCCAATCAAACCACCAGCTGCACCCCCTAAAAGGGCACGGCCTCCAAAACCACCCAAGAACGAGCCTACACTGCCGACCTTTTGCAGCTCATTTTTGAACGCCAGTAGTTGTTGAATGTCGATACTCATAGAAGCTCCAGTTGTTTCTTCATCTGTTCCCGACGAAGAGAGAGATAGTTCGATGCTACCAGTAGTTTGGCAACCTGAACATCGACAAGAGTTTCCTGCAGATCAGGATGGTCTATATCGGCAGACTGAGCGTCATTAAGGCGCTCTTGTACCTGCTTGATTATGTCAGGGTAGTTCTCGATCTTCAGCTCACCTAACAGGTGTTCTATCTCGTCCTGACAGAACTTGATAGGAACCGGAACGTAGAACACCCCGTCTTCGACTACCGCAGCACCGACGAAGCTCTGAACTTCTTGAGGGAACTCTTCCTCTCCTCGAGTAAGAGTCATGATGTCCACAGTGTTCAGAAGCTGGGAGAGCGTCGGCTTCTGCAAGACCCTGAAGTCAGGGATGTTGTTGTTCAGCGCTTGGTTGATCCAACAGAAGACTTCCCACTGCTTCCAGGGAGACTCCGTAATGTGCAACGTCTTCATGGCCTGGATCTTAGCCTTAACGTGATCGTGGATAGAAGGTACTCGGAAGTCCTCTTTGATTTCCTTCCACAACGTCTCAGGAGTCCAGGAAAACCAGTCGGTCTTGTACTGATCAATCAGCAATATGTCTAGTACAACTGGGTGGGCGTCATGGTGTACCCAGATATTGCTCCTGGTTACGGGGGCATAGCGGGCCTTCTCAGGGGTACCGTTAATCACAGGCGGGCGGTCCGCAACTGGATCTGCTGATACCGGAGGCTCCGAAGGGCCAGCCGTTTCAAAATGTTCAGGGGAATCCGAATCCTCTATTGCGGAGAGGACGGGATCGTTATTTGGGTGTGGAACTACTGGCTGTCCTACTTTTTCTAGAATAGCCAGTAGTTCGTTTTCATGGTGTCCCACACCCGTACTTTACGTCAAGACTGACGAGATCTGGCAGGTAAAAACACCATTCGACTTGATCTTGGTCCCAACGACGTCCGTAGCTGCACGGGGTACGGCAGCTGCAGTGAGGACGGGAACAGTCACAGTGATGACTCCGTCTGCCCAGTTTGCCGTAGAAGTGTCACCTGGGGTATTGGCTGGAAGAGCTTCTACACCAGAGATGTGCACAAGGTTCTCAGCGTAGTTACCCACGCCGCCGGCAAGAACAGTTTCTGCGATGGCCAAGGTGAGTGAACCACCAC